TGATTGTTTAGATTATTATTATACTATCGTATAATAATTTAAAATGACCCCTACCGGGGACCTTTTTTAGATATTAGCTGCTAGGCTATCCTAAGGACACTTCCAATTTTTCCTAAATTTTTTAGGTTATTCTACCAGTAGTAGCTACCACCTTTTCACCTCCTACCATCTGCTTACACCAAAATAATTACCTCACTGCAAGCTACTATCCCACATATATACTGTCTGCTATGAAAACTGATTTCACTCTCGCAGATTTAGGCTTTCCAGCTACGCAGCTGCCGCCCGCGAAAAATAATAGCTCTGGTAAGCTAGCTCGCGGAACTACTACTTCTATAGAAGAGCGCGCCCTGCAATTATTAGGCAGCGGGATTTCTGTAGAAGTTAGCGCGAATGCTTTAGGAGTTACTGCATCCAGAATCAGCCAGCTTCTATCTGAAGAGCAGTTTGCAGATAAAGTAGCTATACTGCGATATGAGAATCTGCAGAAGCATAATCTTAGAGATACTAAGTATGATAATATAGAAGATCGCCTGTTAGAAAAGCTTGAGCAGAATCTTGCTTTCTTACTTAAACCTCAAGATATCCTGCGAGCAATTACAGTAATTAATAATGCAAAACGTAGAGGACAAGCTGCACCAGAACAAGTAGTTAACCAACAAAATGTAGTTACTGTATCATTACCTACAACTATAATAGAGAAGTTTACTGTAAATGTAAATAATCAGGTAATTAAAGCTGGAGATCAAGGTTTACATACAATAAGTTCAGGAGATTTATTAAAAACTGTAGATAATGTAGATAATGTAGATAATAAAGAGCTATGTGCAGAGCTATGTGCAGAAAATACAAAGTTAGAGGTGAGAACTTGACATTGAATCAAGTCTTAGATCGTTTAAATAATAAACCTACAATGGTTGATTTTGTTTATAGTAAGCAAGAAATCAACTCGGCCGCGCGAATTTTAGACAAACTTTCTTCGAGAGTCACGAATAGAAAGAATTCTTCCCACTATAAGAAGCTGCCATGTCTGAAACACTCTTAGAATCTCTTGGAGGAGTAGAAGAAACTCCGCAACAAGTAGCAAATCTAGCAGTACCTCCAGCAGAAGAATCTGTAAAGCAAGTAGGAATACAAGCTCAAGAAATACAAGCTGCAAGTAAGCAAGATTTAGATTTCTTAGCTGCCCTTATTATGCCCACAGTCTTCACTTTTGCTTTCCCGCCTGTATTTAAAACAGTTTGGACTTGGTTACTAAGTTATATTCATCAAGTAAGAATATTCCCACAATTAGCATTAGGATTACCACGTGGTTTTGGTAAGACTACGCTAATGAAAATCTTTGTAATCTACTGCATTCTTTTTACAGATAAGAAATTCATTTTAGTTATATCTGCTACAGCTAATCTTGCTGAAAATATATTATCTGATATAATTGATATGTTAGAGGAGCCGAATGTTAAACAGGTTTTTGGCGACTGGCGCCTAGGAATAGAAAAAGATACGCAGGCTCTTAAGAAGTTTGGCTTCAGAGGTAGGAATATAATACTTGCAGCAATTGGTGCTGAAGGAAATCTTAGAGGATTAAATATTAAGAACGCGCGTCCAGATGTAATGTTATTTGAAGATGTGCAATCTAGAGAATGTGCAGATTCTAAAGTACAATCTACCAGCTTAGAGAACTGGATAGTAGGAACAGCAATGAAAGCTAAGAATCCTACTGGCTGCATGTTTCTATTTGTTGCTAATATGTATCCCACTGAACATTCTATTCTACGTAAACTTAAAGCTAATCCTACATGGATTAAATTTATTGCTGGCGGTATTCTAGCAGATGGAACTTCTCTGTGGGAAGAATTACAGCCCATCGAGCAGCTACTTAAAGAATTCCAGAATGATCGTGCTATGCAGCATCCAGAGATCTTCTATGCAGAGGTATTAAATGATGAGAAAGCGGCCGCCAATAATTTAATTGACCTCTCTCAATTACCTCCAGTACCACATGAAGAAGGAGATATAGCAGCAGGCAGCTTTATTATAATAGATCCTGCTACAGATAAATTAGATTCAGATGCAGTTTCTGTAGGGTACTTTGAAGTGCATAATGCTTTACCTATTCTTATGAAGGTAAAAGAAGACCGCTTATCTCCTGGAAAAACTATTCGTACAGCATTAAAATACGCTCTTACTTATAATTGCAGATTAATAGCTATAGAATCTAATGCATATCAATATTCTCTTCTTTATTGGTTTGATTTCATTTGTCAGCAATTAGGTATATCAGGCATAGAATGCGTACCTATCTATTCTGGTATTAGAAGTAAGAACAGTCGCATTTTGACAATGCTTAAATCATATGCTGCGGGAGAGATATTTGTACATGATGATTGCAAGCTAGAAGTCCATATACAAATAACTGCTTTTAATCCTTTAATCACAAAGAATACAGATGGAATTCTTGACCTTCTAACCTATGCTCCTCGTGTTGTAGTAGAATTCACTCAATATATTATAGCAGGAAATATTATCGAGCAGCAAGAATTTAATGCAATAGAAGTTCCAGAATTTAACTCCCCATTTTAATCTCCTAATCTAGGAAATCCCTTATGGCTGCTTCTCAACCAGTAATTATTGATAAAAAATCCCAAGATGCTTTTGTTGAATATTACCGTAGTATTCAATATCATGGGAATATATCTTTCAATGAGCAAAGAACTAGATTAGAAGAAGTGGATCGTGCTTATCAAAGAGAGCTAGATCGCACACAAGAAAATATAGATGCTAGAAGAGCTAATGCTGTGGGAGATGCAGACAGATTTCAAAATATAACTGTGCCTGTAGTAAAGACTCAGGTGGAAACTGCTACAGAATATCAAGCTTCCGTATTTCTTACTGGCTCCCCTATATTTGGAGTGGTATCTGGACCTAAATATATAGATGAAGCACTACAACTAGAAACTATTTTAGATGACCAGGCTATAAGAGGTAGTTGGACACGAGAGTTTCTTATGAGCTTTCGTGATGCCTTTAAATATAACTTTGCTCCAATAGAAGCAGATTGGACTACAGAAGTAACTTATACAGTAGAAACTGATTTAGCTAGAAGTCCTACAGAAGGAGTACCTAAACAAGTAATATGGTCTGGTAATCGTGTTCGTAGACTTGATCCTTATAATACTTTTGTAGATAGAAAAATACCTGCCTGCAGAGTATACAAAGATGGAGAATTCGCTGGCTTTACGGAATACTTTTCTAGAATTAAATTAAAAGAATATATTGCTAGACTTCCTACTAAGATTATCGCAAATATTAAGCCTGCTTTCGAATCTGGTGTTGGAATAATGGGAGGTACTAGAAATGGACTCTCTTTTTCTTATTATATACCAGATATTAATCCAGTAGTTTCAGAGTTAGACTATCTATATAATGGTACTAATTGGATGAAGTGGGCAGGATTATCAGATACTAAGAATGATATACAATATAAAGATGCTTATGATGTTACCACTTTATATTGTAAAATTCTTCCTTCTGAATTTAATCTTAGAATCCCTTCTAGCAACACCCCGCAAATATATAAACTAGTCATTGTAAATCATGAGTGGATTATTTATTGTGAGAGGCAGACTAACGCTCATAATTATCTTCCTATACTAGTGGGTATGCCAGAAGAAGATGGATTAAGTTATCAAACTAAACCTCTTGCATCTGATGCGTTACCTTTTCAAAGTGTAGCTTCTGCATACATGAATTCTATTATGCATTCTAGAAGAAGAGCTGTAAGCGATAGAGTGCTTTATGATCCATCTAAAGTAGCTCCTGCTCATATTAATAGTCCTAATCCTTCTGCTAAGATTCCTGTACGTCCAGCCGCTTATGGAGGGGAAATCTCAAAAAGCGTATATGCTTTTCCCTATAGAGAAGATCAGCAAGCAGCAAACATGCAACAAGTTAGCACTATTTTAGCTATGGCTAATAATCTTGCTGGTCAGAACCAAGTATCTCAAGGTCAATTTGTAAAAGGAAATAAGACTAGGAAAGAGTTTACTGAGGTGATGGCTAATAGTAATGCTAGCGATCAAGTATCAGCGATTCTTTTAGAAGATCAAATATTTACTCCTATAAAATTAATACTTAAAGTTAATACTCTCCAGTTCCAAGCTGGAGTTACTGTATATAACAGAGAGCAGCGACAAGATGTAAGGGTTGATCCAGTAGCTTTAAGAAGAGCCGTATTAGAGTTCCGTATTTCTGATGGCTTAATCCCTTCATCTAAAATTATTAATGCAGAAAGTTTTGCTGTAGCCTTGCAAACTATGGGTAACTCTCCGCAAATTGCAGCAGGTTATAATGTAGCACAGCTATTCTCTTATCTAATGAAAACTCAAGGAGCTGATATAGGCGCTTTCGAGAAGTCTCCTGAGCAACAAGCTTATGAACAAGCTATGATGCAATATAATAATTTAGTACTAACAGCTATAGATAAAGGAGCAGATCTTGCTAAGTTACCGCCTGCACCGCAGCCAGCAGATTTCGGCTATAATCCACAAGCTAATAAGCCTAGTGGACCTCCAGCAATAACAGCAGGCGAGAATCCACCAGCATCTTCTCCTTCTCTATCCGCAGTACCAGCCACAGCTATATAGTCATAACTATATCTACCTAGAAACACTCACCTAGAGATATTAACAAAATAGGTAATACCTACAATGGCGACTATAATTCCAAATGAATTTACTTCTTATAATCTGAATGAGCAAGAGGTTTTAGAGGGCTCTGTTCTTACAATAGATCAAAAGTACTGTTTACAAAATCAATTAGCTATTATAGCTTCTGAGTTACTAAATATTTTGTATGATCCCTTAAATCCTGAGAAGTTTACTCAAGAGCAAGCTTATAAGAAAGGACAATTAGACATTTTAAGGCATATTCTAGCATCATCTGATGCTGCACAAGAAGCTTTATATCCACCAACACTCTCAGCTACATAATCCACAAGGTATACAATCATGAGCATATTTGATGCTTTCCGAGTAACTAACACTAACGCAGCTCCTAATCCTACAGCTCCTGCAGCTCCAGCTCCTAATTCAAATGCGCCTGTAGTTCCAGGAAATCTTAATCCTCCTGCAGATCCTGCAGCTCCAGGACAAGGCGTAGTTCCAGGAAGTGCAGTAGCACCAGCTGCTCCTCCTAAAGAAGATTCCCCTCTGGCTGCGTATGAGAAGTTATGGGAACCTGTACCTAAGAAAAAAGAGGATCCTACAACTACCGCTCCTGTTCCTCTTACAGCAGAACAAGTTCAAAAAGCAGTAGCTAAATCAGATTTTACAGCTGTTATTAGTCCTGATCAGCTTAAAGATATTTCTTCAGGAGGAGAAGCAGCACAGAAAGCTTTTCAAGAAGCTATGAATGCAGTAGCCCAGAGAGTAATGGTACAAGCTACTATGGTTAGTAATAAACTAACTGAAAAAGCAGTAGCAGATGCAGTAGAAAATATAGCAGTACAGCAAGCTAAAGAATTACCAGGTTTGCTTAGACAGCAGCAATCCACAGCCCATCTTAATGATACCTCCGAGTTGTTCTCTAATCCAGCAATTAAGCCAGTAGTAGAAGCTACCCAGGCGCAATTATTGCTAAAATTCCCAGAAGCTACACCCGCAGAAATTACTAAAATGACTCAGGATTACATTAAGGTTATGGGAGAGCAATTTGCTCCCAAGCCGCCTGCAAATCCTAATGAGCAAGATTGGACAAAATTTTTAGACTAGTCATATACGCTATGCACTTTTTAATGCAGCAAGACTGCGGAGATTTATTATGAGTACTGGAATTTTTAATACTGGCATGTATACACAAGATCTTGCTGCTAAGTCATTTGCAGCTATGATCACTAGGCTTATGCCTAATGGTAATGCGCCGCTTTTTGCCCTAACTTCTATGACTGTAGATGAGACAGCGGTTCAGGTTGAGCATGGCTTCTTTACTAAAACTATGATCTTTCCTGAGATGGTTACTAGTGCAGCTGTTCTTGCAGCAGTTACAACAATTCCAGTAGTTTCTACTACCAATATTCTTCCTGGTATGATTATGCGAGTAGAATCTACCCAGGAGAATATTATTGTTAATACAGTAGCTTCTGCTACTTCAGTTACGGTTACTCGTGCTGTAGGTACAGTAGCTGCGGCAGATATTCCTGATGCATCTCCGCTATACCAGGTTGGTAATGCTTTTGAGGAAGCTTCTGATCGACCGCTCGCCAATAATATTATTCCAGTACGCGTAACTAACCTTACGCAAATCTTTCGTAATACCTGGAGTATTTCTGGCTCTGCAGATTCTACGTCAGTAATTGCTGGCGATTCTACTAATGCTGAGTCCCGGCAGGATTGTGCTGCTCTTCATGCAGCTGACATCGAGAAGATGCTATTCTTTGGTCAGAAGTCACAAGGTACTCGTAATGGTCAGCCATTCCGTACAGCTGCTGGCTTGATTGCTATGATCTCAGATCCTACTTTCTATCCTCCGATTTATGGCGGCTCCACTAATAGTTTTACTGCTGGTGCTACTACTAACTGGACTCAGCTATTAGGCTTCTTAGATCCTGTCTTTAACCAAGCAACAGATCCTAAGGGCGCTGCAGAGCGAGTTCTATTTACTGGCGGTTCTGCTAAGCTAGTAATTAATGAGATCGGTCGTCTTAATGGAACTTATCATCTTGTAGATGGTCAGACTAATTTTGGTTTGGAGTTCTCCACACTGACAACTCCTCGTGGCAAGTTTCGTATTATTGAGCATCCTCTCTTTAATACTAATGCTAGTTGGAGTAAGATGGCAGTAGCAGTAGATATGCCTACCTTCAGACTTGCTTATCTCCAAGGTCGTAAGACTCAGAATAAAGAGTTTAATACCTCTGGGAATATTGCTTCTGATAATGGTATCGACGCTGTTGGTGGTACTCTTACTACTGAATGTTGCCCGTTAGTGAAGAATACACCTGCTAACTCTGTTATTTTTGGTCTAACTGCAGCAGCTACAGGCTAAGAGCTACAGGCTAAGAGCTAACTTATATGCACCTTGGCTCCTCTTGTGTAGTGCCCTCCATTCAAATGCAAGAGGAGCCTTTTTTATTTTCTCCTATGTTTTATAACCCATTTCAATCAAACTCTAAGGTAACCTAAAATGACTGATACTAACATCGGTGCTTCTCTTGCTGCTTTAAAAGAGACTTATGCCTCCTCTGATGTTCCTATTCCTTCTACTCCTATTCCAAAAGTTGCAGGAGTAAATCCAGAAGCTGCAGCTGAATACAAACAGTATACTAGCAGCAAAATTTCTACTTGTCTTTTTACTCCTACAGGTAAAAGAATTAATTTTACTAACTACGAGTATTATACTAAAGATCCTGAGATCATGGAATATCTTGACTATGAGATTGCTAATGGTCTTATAGGATTTAAAGCAGGTAAGATGGTAAAAGCAGAAGATATTAATCCTATGGCTGCTCTCAAGCGTAGACATATTGAAGAATTCTTAGCTTCACAAGAGGGTCGTGATTATTCTTCTGGCACTCTTTCAGCAGCTGAGTTAATGAAAAAATCTGCTATGCTATCTTCTTCTGGAGTAGCAGCAGCAGGAGAAGTTTCATCTTCTGGTTCAGCTAAATAATCCACCTCATTCTTCTTTCTAGGACTTACTTATATCATGCCTAATACATTACCTAAGGTAACAGATGCTCCAGGTTTAAGTTCAAATGTACCTTATAGTTTTGCAGAGCCTCTTACTCCTGGACTTACTGCTAGTGCTACTCTTCATGGCATCTATGTAGGAGGTCTTGGAGATTTATCTGTAGTGATGGCTGGTAATGGATCTACTGCTATATTTAAGGCAGTGCCTATAGGTACAGTGTTACCAATAAGAATAACTATGGTGAATACTACTGGTACTACAGCTACTGAATTAGTAGGTTTATACTAGATCTGGCATGGTATAAGTAGTTATGGATGTTTCAGGCAGCTATAAAATACATACTCCTACACTAGCAATCATTATAAGTATAATAACTTTCTTAGTAACTTCTTATTATGTAGCAGTGGTTATTGAACATCATGAGCAGATTGGTCGTCTTAATAAAGCAGCACGTGCATTATGTTCAACTAATATGCCTACGCATCATATGGAAGCTTGTGTAGAGATAGGCTCTCCTTTAGCTGAGCAAATATCTCCTTTTTCATTTTTGCGCCCATCACAGAAATAGTACCAGGGAAACAAATCTGATGACTTTTAATGAGCTTTTACAAGAAGTTTTTGAGATAACTAATCGACCAGATTTAGATTCTTTAACTACTTCCTGTATAAAAAATGCAACTCTTAAAGCTCATGCATCAGATTTCTATTTTAGAGACCTTTATGAGAATGAGATTAAGTTTAAAGAATCCTGCTATAAACAGTCAGTAGATTTATATCAGCTCTTCTGTAACTTTCGTTCATTAAAATATTTTAAAAGATATGATATTAATGATAGCCCGGAGGCTGGAAAGTTTCTTGATATTATAACTCCGGAAGAGACATTAGATTCTTATAATCGTAACCGGGTAGATGTATGCTATCAGGCCGGTCGCATGCTACAAATACTGTCCTCTGTAAACTTTAACTGTGCTATTGTAGGAGCTTATATG